AAGACAGCGCCAGCCAGCAGAAAGCCCCACATCCCACCCGCGAAACAGGTAAAGACATGGGTTAACCAGGCGAAGAAACAAGCCAAGCCAATGATGTAACCCATGGTGTCACCTATCAGGGAAAGTCGGGGAAGTCGTTGCCCATATCGTCGAACCCGCTGCCCTGCGGTTGCTGGCGCTGGTCATCTTTTGGTCGCGGATCGTTGATGTATGCCCAACCGTCCCACCCGCCTTCCTTCAGTGGGATGGCGTCGATTTTGAGCATCGGGCCGTTTTTGGTTTCGATGATCGAGCCGATGCGCTGATACCGCTTTTTGCGTTCGTTGCGCGAATTGGTGTATTCGCCCACGATGCAACTGATTTCCTTGATGACTTTGGACATGGTTTATTCCCCAATGATTTGTTTGAGTGCTGCGACCTTGGCTTCGACTTCAGCCAGGAACTTGATGACTTCCGCTTCCGTTGTTTCCAACCAGGCGTTGTCGCGTTCCACGCGTTTGATGAACAACTGCGCTTTGGCGGGCATACGCGGGTCAAAGACCACGTAGTCGCACCAGGAACGATCCGCGCATCGCATCTGCCACTGCATTTGCGCGAAATACTTGGATTCGACAGGGTTGTCGGACAGCCAGCATTCCAGTGCTGTCTTGCTGTCAGGGCATTTGATTTCCACCATGCCATCGTCGCCCACCAGGCCGTCAGGCGAGGCGCCAGCCATCGCAATAGTCGGGTGAGGGATGAACCCCACTTCGTCCACCATGACGCCTTTGGTGGCTTCATATGCGGCCCTGGCGAACGGTTCCTGATCGACGCCCCACTGCATGGACGCGTTCATGTAGGAATCGGCCTTGGCGCCGGTGACGCGTTCCAGAACCAGTTGGGTCATGTAGTTGCCGCGGTCGGCCCCGTAACCCGTTTTGGTTTTGGCCAGGACTTTGTACAGGCTGGATGCCGTGACTTTGCCCAGGCGGGCGGCATACCAATCGTCGGTGCGTTGTTCGATGTTATCCATTTGCTTGATCCTTTTTGGCGCGTTCGATGCGGGCTTTCTTTGCGTTGATGACTTTGGCTTGGAGTTGCTGGTTGCCCTGACAGGCTTCGTATGCGGCTTTGTAGGCTGCGGCCAATTCGTCGCTATTTGCGCTGGCGTCGATTGCTGCTAGGTGGTCGGTAATGTCAGGCAGTGGTGCGGCTGGCGCAGTTGTGCGACCGCTGGCGGCGTTGCCGTCATCGTCTTCCGGTGCAATGCCACACGCAGCCATGAGCGAATAGCGGCGGGCATACGTCAGGGCGCTGCCGTAGCCCTGCGGGTCATTCTTGGCCGCGGGGACGTGCAATTGGCCGTTGTTGATCGTTTCGCCTGATTCGTGGATGAACACTGTTTCGACGATCACGCCGTTGTCGCACGGGCTGACGCGTTGGGTCAGTGCGATGCCGTTGTTGTTCAGCGCGTCGATGACGGCTTCGACACACGCGGCCAGGTCAGCATATCGACCACCGCGGCCATTCTTGACAAACGCGGGGTTGATCGCCGACTTCAGCGCAGGGCCAAATTCTTTTTGGGCTTTGACAAACGCCGAAGCGATTTTGTTGAATGTGGGTTCCATGTTCAGTTGTCCTTTGCTATCAGTTGGGTTTCAAGATCGCGGATGTGGTCGGCCTGGCAGTTGATGATGTGGATCAATTCGCGCATCTTGCTTTCGAGCATTCCGACCTGGTAGGGCCAGCGCATCGGATCGTCGGGCTTGTAATAGTTGTTGCTGGTGTCTTGGATTGCTTGCAGAACGTGGTCGATGTTCATGGTTTGCCTTTCATTTGTCAGTGAACCAAAGCGATACGGCGAACATCGCCAGCGCCAGCACCAGCCAATTCCACAAACGCTGGAAGCGCGTGGTCTTTGGGTAATACGGGCCGTCAAGATCGATGCGGATGGGTTTTTTCATGGTGAGCCTTTCAGAATGGCGCGTCGGGTAGTTGGTCGCGCTGTTGTTTGGCATAGTCGCGCTGTTGCTGGCGCGTCCAGGGGATAGGCCCGCCAGGCGGCGGGAATGGCCAGTTAGACATTGGCAAGCGCCTTGGCTTTGTTGATTGCCTGGGCCAGCATGGCGGCAGGGTAGATGTAGACACCGACGATTTCTTCAGCGTCGGTGTCCAGCAGCGTGACGGCGTAACCGCGGCTGATTTTGGTCACGGTCGCGGCGATGCCGTATTCCGCGTTGGGGAACGTTGCGATTTGGTCGGGGGTTGCAATCATCATCATTTCCTTTCTGAATAGACCGCTTTGCTGCGGCATGGGTTTATTGTAAGCGCGCTTTACCAAACAAGTCAACAGGGCCAGCAAAGATTTTTTGAAAATTTGTGCGAACGGCCACCGCGTCCCGCAATTCTTGTTCGCTGGCGCGTTCGATGTACACGCCGCTGATGTAGGTTGCGAAGAACACCTGGCCGCCCCGATGAACTTTGATGATTTTCATTTCGTGCCTTTCAAAACAGGGCCATGGCAAGCCACAGCAAAACGTAGATGACAGGCGCTGCGACCAGCGCCATGCCCACAATTTCCAGATCGGTCGGTTCGCGGTTCATGGCGTTTCCTTTCAAGCGGCCAGACGGCCAACGCTGTTGTATCCGTAGCCATCGTCGCCAAGGAAGGCAACGCGGTTCAGGGTCTTGCTTTCGGCTGCATCGTCCATGCTGAATTCGCTGGCCAGTTGCATGATGCGGCGTTCCTGTTCGTAGTCAGCGCCGACGATCCGGGCGCCGAACCCGTTGTCAACAACATCAAACTTGGGGTAGCCGTAGCGCACAGCAGCCAGGGCAACGAACCCCTGCATGAATGCGACAGTGAATTTGCGATTGACAAAGATGAAGTCAGCGCCGAACCGGACTTGTTCGCCGTCGAGCGTGTTGTAGTTGCAGCCCTTGAAGTCGGTCATGCCGTCGAAGTAAGCGCCCTGGAAAGCACCTACAACACCCTTGACCTGATCGGCAGCAGGGCCGTCGGTGTAGGCCACGTCAATGCTGGCGCCGCCACTGTACACGCTACTGCGGACGCTGAACTTGACGCCAGGGAACGCTTCCTTGAGTGCGGCACGAACCAGTTTTGCAGTTTCGGCGCAGGTGAGATATTTAGCCATCTTGATTCTCCAAAAAGACCCTTTGCGGAATTGCTAGGGCATGGATGAACTGTAAGCCGCCTTTACACCCAAGTCAAGCCCCCTTACGAAATATTTTTTTGGGTTGTTGCTTTTTTGCGAAAGTTGGCTTACCATGCGAACATGGACACACAGCAAGCAATCGAAAAAGCGGGCAGCGCCGCGGCCCTGGCCAAGTTGCTAGGCATCACCAGGCAAGCGATCAGCCAATGGGGCGACACGGTTCCCCAGGCCCGCGTTTGGCAGTTGCGGGCCTTGCGCCCCAAGTGGTTCAAGGGCTAGAATTGTTTGGAATCCGGCTAGGTGCGAAGTCATGAGCGCACCGAAAAGCGAGCCCACCCGCCTGCCGAGATTTCCTTTTGTGTGGGACAGCGTGAGGGAAAAATGCACTACTACCAGCATCACATTGGTGACTTCATAAAAGCCACCGCCAGGCTGTCAGACAGCCAAGCAATGGCCTATTTGCGGTTGTTGTGGATGTACTACGACACCGAAAAACCCCTGAAGCCTGACGCCAAGTTGTTGGCGTTCCAGATCGGCGCGTCCGTTGAAGAAACGGAACTGTTGCTGGAATCCTTTTTCTGGTTGGCCGACAGCGGCTGGCATCACACGCGATGCGACCAGGAAATTGCCGAGTACCACGCGTTCCTGGAGAAAAAATCCAACGCCGGTAAAGCATCCGCTGAACGCCGGAGGAACAGCAGCGCAACAGGTGTTGAACAGGTGTTGGACGGGTGTTTAACTACTGAGCAACTAACCAATAACCATAAACCACTAACCACTAACCAAAGAAAAGAGAGTCAGCGCGGAACGCGCCTGACCCATGACTTTGTGTTGCCGGAAGACTGGATTGTTTTTTGTGGCCAGCAAAGGCCCGAATTAGACCCCAGGGACGTTTTTGAGGGATTCCGAGACTACTGGGTAGCCCAACCCGGTCAAAAGGGCGTAAAGACCGATTGGACGGCCACCTGGCGCAATTGGGTGCGACGCCAGCAAACGCCAAAGAAAACCGCGGTGGAGGAACGCCGCAGCCAGATGGCCGAATTGACCCGCGGAATGTCCGTTCCCAAGCCGAAGCCGTTTTGGGCAAAACCAGAAACCACGGAGGTGATTCCCCATGTGGAACCAAAACGACTTTTGTGATGTGGACAGCGGGTTCGACTACGTGTTTACCCGTATGAATGCCATCTACGGCGCCGCCTTTGAAAACAACTGGCGCAACGTTGACCCGGCCATTGTTCGCCAGGTCTGGAAGGACGAATGCGGGCGCGGCCTGACGTACCGGCCAAAGATGGATTACGCGCTGAAACACATGAACCCGGATCGGCCACCGTCTGCCTTGGCGTTTGCTAAGTTGCTGAACGACGGCCCGCGCATTCCTGACAAACCGGACACGCTGATTACGCGTCAGCCGACCGTCCATGAGCGCATCGCAACCGAAAGGGCCAAGCAGGAAGCCCTGGCCAAGCTGCGCGAAATCACCCAACAAATGAGGTTTCCGAAATGACCATCGAAGCAATGAAGCAGGCGCTGGAGGCGTTGGAGTTTGCCGCCGACAAATTGGATTACCGCTGCGAATACACCATCACCGCCCTCCGCGCAGCGATAGCAAGCTATAGCACCGCCATCCATGCAACGGAGTTGCGGGAGCAAGCAGAGAAATCAAACATCAAGCAGGTCATCCACCTGTATGACGAGCCACCCGCAGCACCTGTGCAGGAGTCGGTGGCGTGGGTCGACCTGCTCAAGCAAGCCGACGAAATCGTCCGCAGCAAACCACTGTGGAAGAAGTTTATCGACGGGACGCCACTGGCAAACGACATCGCAGTTTGGATGGCCAGTTTTGCGCAGGAACACACCACCCCACCAGCAGCACAGCGGCAATGGGTTGGGCTGACGGATGCCGAGATACTTGAGGTGCTTTGCATCTGGCCTGACGCTGATGACGATCCAGACGATTACATGGAAGACATCCGTGAGGCCCGCGCCATCGAAGCCAAGCTGCGCGAGAAGAACGGAGGGCAGGCATGACCCGCGACGAAGGCCATTTATTGCTGGACAAAATCAGGGAAGGCCAGACCTTTGACTACGAACAAATCACCGCAGCCCTTATCGCAACAGGCGACCTTGCTGGATGGCGAGAAACACACCTGGTCGGAAGCCTGGCGGCTGGAATGCGAAGCGAGGGAATGGGGCAGACGGTACAAGCAGCACCTGAAGGAACGGGGGCGCAGGTTCGCGGATTCGTGGTGGATCGACACGAAGGATCAGATAGCCAAGAAACGTGGCCAGGCTGGTCTAAATACCTTGATCGCGGAAATGAACAGGCTGAAAAATGAGGCGAGCGGCAAAAGTTGATGCAAACCAGGAACAGATTGTCGAGGCACTGCGGGCCGCTGGTGCTACGGTTCAGACTTTGGCGGCAGTTGGCAAAGGCGTCCCTGACTTGTTGGTGGGCTTTCAAAATCAAACCCTGTTGCTTGAGGTTAAAGATGGCCGCAAGCCGCCGTCGGAAAGGCGACTGACCGAAGACCAGTTGAAATGGCACGGCGCCTGGCGTGGTGGGCCGCTGGCTGTGGTCACCGACGTGGAATCAGCGTTGCGAATGTTGAGGATGCTGGATGATTTTTGAGTTGTACAACCCGCAGCAAGCCAAAATCCTGATGGAACGGCTATGGCCTGACATAAAGGCCAACCTGACCGCGGGCAACAAAATGCGGCTAGAAGTCAAAAAGGCGACGCGCAGCCAGGATCAGAACGCCAAGTTTCACGCGATGATTGGGCAGATCGGCGCCGTGATGCGGATGGCCGGATCAACCTGGTCGGATGATGACTGGAAACGCCTGTTGATTGACCAGTGGGCGCACGAAACCAACCGCAAAATGGGTCGGGTCGCGCCAAGCCTGGACGGCGAACGGGTTGTCCAGTTGGGCTGGCAAAGCCACAAATTCACAATCGAAGACGCAAGCGAATTTATCGAATGGTTATACGCATGGGCAGCAGAAAAGGGCATGGAGATATGACGTTCTGGCCAGGAACCAAAATCATCAAAAGCCGCGGCAACGCATTTGACTGGCGCAACCAGGAAAGCCAGTTGGCCAAGGATTACGCGTTCAATCGCCAGTCAACCGCGCCGACGCAGCAGGGCCGGTCATTCACCATTTACAGCAAAGCGCAGCGCAGCAAATGAGATTCCCTAAGCACCAATATGTCCGCAGCAAAAAGCTGTTGCAGTTGGTGGCCAGCCTGGATTGCCAATTGTGCGGCAGCGCACATTTTGTTCAGGCCGCGCACACCAATTGGGGCGGGGGCAAGGGCCGCGGGATCAAGGCCGACGACAACCTGGTGGCCGCGCTTTGTATGCACTGCCACTACGACATAGACCAGGGCGCCAAGTGGTCGAAACAGGAAAGGCAGCAAGCCTGGACGGTCGCGCACATGAAAACCGTGGCCGCGCTGGTCGATTCTGGCCGCTGGCCGGTTGACATTCCCGTGCCTGGTGAGGAACAATTGGGTAGGCTTATAGACAGTTGCCAGAGCCTTTGACGGGGGGCTACCACCCCCCGACCTTTTCCTTTATCATCGCGCCATGAACGATGAAATGTCCGAATTCCTGACCGCGTTGCTGCATAGCAGTACCGTGACGCATTTTTTGCATTGGTCAACTGATTCCTATGCAAAACACCAGGCGTTGGGCGAATTCTACGAACAGATCATCGAACTGACTGACAAACTTGCCGAAGCCTACATGGGCAAGTATGAGCAGATCAAAAAGTTTCCTGAAGAATTCCACGGCGCGAAGGAACCAGTCAAGTACCTGGAATCGCTGAAAGAGTTTGTCCAGGAAAGCCGCGAGGATTTGCCGCAAGATTCAGAACTGCAAAACATCGTCGATGAAATTGCAGACCTGATTAACAGCACCCTTTACAAACTTCGATTCCTAACCTGAAAGGAAAGACCATGAAAGACAACGCCGAAATGCAGCCCAAGGGCTATGGTACTAGCGCCAAGGCGCCCGCTGGTGCAACCGCTAGCGACAGCACTGGCAACCGCCACGAACGCGTGGTCAATGGCGTTGGCATGGGCAAGGCCGATGCTACTGGCGCCAATCACAATTTTGATGGTGGCCGTTCCAAGGGTGTGTGCTACACCCACGAACGCAAGTCTTACCAAAAGTAATGGCCACCCCGCTGTCGCAAATGGCAGCGGCGGGTCAACAACAGGCAGCGCCGCAAGGCACACAAGCCAGCCTGGCTTCGCTTGTCCCGCAGCCAACGCTGCCGCAGACTGGTCAATCCAACCCGATTGAACAGGCGTATTTCGACCGCCTGGCCAATGACTACACAGGTCTGGCCAGCGAATACGCACAACTACCATCCACCGACGGTGGGCGCGTCTTGAACACGGATGACGCCCGCGAAATGTCGCCCGAATACCGTGCAGACCGCACCAGGTCGGCAGACGTTCATGAGCCGTCATCGGCGTTTGTCAAACAGATGTATGCCGAGAAACTTTCCAACCCCACGCCGCCAGGCAAGGACAACACCGTGTTGTTCACCGCGGGCGGCACTGGCGCAGGAAAGACCACGGGCCTTCAGGAAGCCCAAAAAGTCAGCCAGGGCATACGTGATGCTGAAATCGTGTACGACACGAACATGAACACGTTTGAGAGCGCCGACAAGAAAATCCAGCAAGCCCTTAAAGCCGGTCGCAAGGTCGGCATCGTGTACACGTATCGCGATCCTGTCGAAGCCATGGAGAACGGCGCCCTGAAGCGGGCCAGCCGCATGGAAGCCGAAATGGGCACGGGCCGCACCGTACCGATTGACGAACACTTCAAGACCCACATGGGTTCACGCGAAGTGATGGATCGGCTGCAAGACAAATACGGCGACGATCACCGATTCCACATGATGGTCATCGACAACAGCCGCGGCCCTGGCAATGCAACCGTTGTAAGCGGTCTTGACAAGCTGCCGCGTCTGGATCATAATGAAGTCAGAAAGGGATTGAGTGATGTACTCGAAAAAGCCTACCGAACCGGCAAGATCAGCCAGGCCATCTACGAAGGGACGCGAGGCAACGCCCGCTGAACATCGTATGAAGCGGATGCACGAAGCCAAAGTGCGTTCGATTGCTGAGGAAATGGCCGCAGCGCTGAACGGCGCTGTTCGTGCTGGAAAGCCCGTGCGATGAGCGAAGTCCGCTGCAAAACCTGTCGTTTTTTTGTGAATGGCCAGGTGATGGGCGCTTGCCGCCGTTACCCGGAAATGCACAACAAACACGAAATGGACTGGTGTGGTGAACATCAGGTGGCCATGGTGGAGTTGCCGGTCTACGACATCATGACGGACGAAACCAAAGTCGCCCAAGTCCCTGTCGAGCGTAAAAAACCTGGAAGGAAGCCCAAGAATGCAGATTCGTCCGTTGCATGACCGCGTTGTTGTCAAGCCGTTTGTCAGAAAGCTGTCAGACATAATCATTGTCAACAACACCGAAAAATTCAACGAAGGCGAAATCGTCGCTGTTGGGCCTGACGCCACCGAAGTGAGGGTGGGCGACAAAATCAAATACGGCAACGGGACATATCTGGACTGGCCCGTTCACACGTTTGATGGCCAGGATTACCAAATCATCCAGGAAGCCGATGTGGCTTGCGTGGTCGAGCAATAACCGGGATACTTTCCGAAAGGACACGTTATGGCCAAAGGCGACAAACCCATTGCACGAACCACGGTTGGGAAGGGTAAGAACTACAACCCGACCGAAAAAGGCGCGGGTATGACCGCCAAAGGCCGTGCGGAATACAACCGCAAGAATGACGCGAACTTGAAACCGCCAGCACCAAACCCGAAGACAAAAGCCGACGCAGGTAGGAAAGCGTCCTTTTGCGCGAGAATGGAAGGGGTGGTAAAAAACGCCAAAGGCCCGGCAGAACGGGCTAAGGCATCCCTGAAAAACTGGAACTGTTGAAAGGACACATCATGTCGAATAACAAAGCTGTTGGCGTTGCATACGCTGATCCCGCCGTTGAATTGGTCGAATTCCAGGCATACACCGTGGCCACCGTGCCGTCGGCATCGCCCGCTGGCCAAATGATTTACGTGTCGAACGGCGCTGCCGGTCAACCGATCATGGCGTTTTCCACTGGTTCTAGCTGGCTGCGCGTTGACACCCGCGGCGCTATTTCCGCGACCTAATCATGGCAACCCAACCTGGGCTTTACGCCAACATCCACGCCAAACGCGAGCGGATCGAGCGTCAAAAAGCAGCGGGCAAGACGCCAGAACGTATGCGTAGCCCTGGGGACAAAGGCGCCCCCACGGCTAAGGCTTTCAAACAAAGCGCCAAAACAGCAAAGAAATGACACCGGAACAAATTGCTAACCGCCTGGCTGAATTGCGTGAACTGGCGAAGCAACACGAAGCCATCTTGTTGCAGATCAGCGGCGCCATCCAGGAATACAACAAAGTCTTGGCCGAATTGAGCCAAGCCAAATCCGCGGAAGGAAAAGACCATGCCACTGACCAAATCGACCAGCAAGCAAGCGTTTGAAAAAAACGTCAAAGCCGAAGTGAAAGCCGGTAAGCCACCCAAGCAAGCGGTGGCCATCGCCTATTCTGTGAAGCGGGAAGCCGCCAAGAAAGCACCGAAGGGCAAAAAATGAGCGCGGGCGGTAGACCACCCAAGTACCGGGAGGAATACGCCGACGAACTGCTAGAGTTTTTCAGCGCCCCCCCGACACGCGAGGTCATAGTAAGGGACAAGTCAGGCAACGAAACCACACAGGTGTTGCCAGGGTTTTTCCCTACTATGGCCCGCTTCGCTGCCAACATCGGTGTTTGTCGTGACACCCTGCATGATTGGGCGCACGCCAAGAACGAAAAAGGCGACCCAAGGCATCCAAAGTTTTCCGACGCCTATAAAAGAGCCAAGGCATTGCAGGAAGCCAACCTGGTCGAAGGCACGATTACGGGCGCGTACAACAGCACATTCGCCATCTTTACGGCCAAAAACGTGTTGGGCTGGCGCGACAAGGTAGAGCAGGAAATCACCGGCAAGGACGGCGCCCCGCTTGGCCCGATGGGCATCCAGGTGCAATTTTTGAATTCCGATGGAACAGTTGCAGACCTACCCGGCTGACCAGGTTGACCAGGCGATTGCCAAGGCGCAGTTTCCGGTCAAACTTCAAGGGTTGTTTAAGGCCAGCCGCTACAAGGTGCTGTATGGCGGGCGAGGCGGTGCGAAGTCTTGGGGGATCGCCAGGGCGCTTTTGATTAAGGGCGCCAAAAAGCAGATCAGGGTGCTGTGCGCCCGTGAGTACCAGACCAGCATCAAGGATTCCGTTCACAAGTTGCTGTGCGACCAAATCGAAGCCTTGGGCCTGATGGGGTTCTACGAAATCACGCAGACCAGCATCCGCGGCGCCAACGGCACGGAATTCGCGTTCATCGGCCTGAAGAACAACCCGACGAACATCAAGTCGTTTGAAGGTGTGGATATCTGTTGGGTCGAGGAAGCGCAGTCGGTCAGCCGCCTGTCGTGGAACATCCTGATCCCGACCATCCGCAAACAGGGCAGCGAAATCTGGGTGTCATTCAACCCGGAACTGGAAACCGACGAAACCTACCAGCGGTTTGTGGTCAAACCCCCGCGGGACTGCATAAGCATCAAGATCAACTGGTCGGACAATCCCTGGTTCCCTGAAACGCTGGCGCAGGAAAAGGACGCGCTGAAAGCCCGCGACCCCGAAGCCTACAACCAGGTGTGGGAAGGGCTGTGCCGCCAGACCGTGGACGGCGCCATCTTTGCCAAAGAACTGCAACAGGCCGAAATGGATGGACGCCTGACCAAAGTGCCCTACGACCCAAGCAAGCCGGTTCACGCCGTTTGCGACCTGGGTTGGGCCGACGCCACCGCCTGGTGGTTTGTGCAGTTTGTGGGCATGGAAACCCGCCTGATCCGCTACTTTGAAGACACGCAGCGCACGATGACCAGCTACCTGGCGCAGTTGCAGACGTTCGGGTATGTGTACGACACAATCTGGCTTCCGCACGACGCGCAGAACAAGACCCTGGCCGCGGCTGGTCGCAGCATCGAAGACATTGTGCGTGGCGCGGGCTACAAAACCCGCATTCTTGAGCGTGTGCCCGTGGTCGATTCGATCAACGCGGCCCGCACGGTATTCCCCAACTGTTATTTCGACCGCGAGAACTGCGCCGACGGCCTGAACTGTCTGCGCCATTACCGCTACGAAGTTGACCCCGAAACTGGCCAATTCAGTCGGACACCGCTACACGACCAATATTCACACGGCGCCGATGCGTTCCGATATATTGGCCTGATGATTAAAGAACCCGCCAAAGTCCGCAAGCCGAAAGCTGTTGTAATGGGCGGCGGGTGGATGGGATAATCCTGACAAAAGGGGATTTTTATGGCATGGCAAGACACAGACATGGATGGCCGCATCGGCGATGCGATTAAGTTTTTGCGCCTGGTCGGAGAGGCCGACAGCCAAAACCGCGCTGAAGCCCTGGGCGACCTGAAGTTTGCCGGTGGCGATCAGTGGCCCGTCGAGATTCAGAACAGCCGCAACCTGGAATCGCGCCCGTGTCTGACCATCAACAAGATTGACGCCTACATCCGCCAGGTCACCAACCAGCAGCGCCAGCAGCGTCCCCGCATCAAGGTTCACCCGGTCAACAACGAAGGCGACCTGAAAATCGCCCAGGTGGTCGAAGGCATCACCCGCCACATCGAAGTCAATTCCAACGCTGACACCGCATACGACACCGCGTTTGAATACGCCGTCCGCATGGGTTGGGGCTACTGGCGCGTGACCACCAACTACGTGTCCGAAGACAGTTTCGACCAGGAAATTTACATCGAACCAATTGACGATCCGTTCAGTGTGTATTTCGACCCCAACAGCGTCAGCCCCGACGGTTCAGACGCCGAAAAATGCCTGGTGACCACGGTTATGTCGAAGCGGGCATTCCGTGAGCAGTACCCAGGCGCCGACGATGGGTCTGGCTTCCTGCCCCGCGCCACGGGCGATGACACCGCGGAATGGGTCACCCGTGAGGACATTCGCCTGGCCGAATATTGGTATGTCGAGCGCGAACGCGCCACGCTGGTGTTGCTGTCCGATGGCACGAAGGTCTACGAAGACGAATTGCCGTCCCCTGAGTTGCTGGACGCCAGCAAAATCACGATCATGGACAAGCGCCCGTCGTACCGCAAAAAGGTCAAGTGGTGCAAGCTGACGGCCATGGAAGTCCTGGAAGAAAAGGAATGGCCAGGCAAGTACATCCCCATCGTGCCGTGCTATGGCGCCCAACTGATCGTTGAAGGCAAGCGCAAAAAGTATGGCTTGGTGCGGTTTGCAAAAGACCCGCAGCGGATGTACAACTTCTGGCGCACCAGCATGACCGAGAGCATCGCGCTGGCGCCGAAGCCCAAGTGGTTGCTGGCCGAAGGTCAGGACGAGGGCCACGAAAGCGAATGGGCACTGGCAAACATCAAGTCCACGCCCGTGCTGCGCTACAAGCAAAAGGATATCGAGGGCGTCCCTGCCCCCGTGCCAACCCGCATCCAGCCGGAGCCGCCGCCAGACGGCATCATGGTGGCCGCGGCTGCAATCGCGGATGACTTGAAAACCGTCCTGGGCATCTTTGACCCGGCACAGGAACTGCCTGGCAATATTTCGGGCAAAGCCCTGATGGGCCAGCAGCAGCAGGTTGACCTGTCGAATTTCCACTTCTACGACAACATGACCCGGAGCATCAAGCACACGGGCAAAATCATCCTGGACTTGATCCCGAAAATCTACGACACACAGCGCGTGTTGCGGATCATCGGCGTAGACGGCAAGCCCGACCTGGTGACCATCAACGAAATCCAAGCCACCGGCGAAGTGATGAACGACGTGACCGTCGGCCTGTATGACGTGGTGATGGACACCGGCCCAGGCTACAACAGCAAGCGCCAGCAAGCCGTCGAATCCATGATGCCCCTGATGACCGAACCCGCCGTGTTCCAAGCCGCGGGCGACTTGTTGTTCAGGAACATGGATTTCCCCGGCGCCGACGTGATTGCCGACCGCCTGGCCGCGATGAACCCGCTGTCCAAGATTGACGCGCAGTCCGATGTGCCGCCGCAAGCGCAAATGACCATCCTGCAACTGCAAGACCAGATCGCCAAGATGGAACAGCAATTCATCGCGATGCAGTTGGAAATCAACAACCGCGGCCAGGTGGCGCAGATCAAGGAAGACGGCCAGAACCGCCGCAAGCTGATGGACGTTATCAGCCGCGCCTACAACACGGACACGATCAACGAAGCCCGCGTGAACCAGGTCAACATCAAGGCCGTGACCGACCAGAACAAAATGGAACTGGACGCCATGACGCGCCTGATCCTGGCTGGCCTGTCGCCCGAAGCCCTTGCCGCGGAAATCGAACGCCGCAACGCCGAGCAAAAGGGCGCATCCGCGTTTGCCGAAGTCGAAGTCAACCAAACGCAAAACCCGTTCATTCAGGCCGGACAGGAACTGATGCAGCAGCCGCCCATGGCCCCCGAAATGGCCCCGCCTATGCAGCAGCCGATGGAACAACAACCCATGGCCCCGATGGGCCAGCCCATGCAATAAGGATTCGATATGCCAACCGTGACCAGCCAGAACCTGGACGATTTCAACCAGGCCAAAATCGCCGGTGAGCCGCCCGAGGGCTACCAGGACGAACAAAACAACGGCGAATACAACAAAGTCGCGGCCAAGGCCGACAGCCTGAGTGGCAGCGCCGACGATATGTTCGCCCACCGCCAAGCCCTGAAAGAACATCGTGTGGCTATGGGGCTGGCGCAGTCCCCCGAAAATCGGGCATACCACCGCGCCAAGTACCTGGAACACGAAGCCATGGCCGACAAAATGGAACGCATGGATCGCCAAAAGGTCAAAAAAGGCGTCGTGGCCGAAAAAGCTGCAAAAGCCCGTGCGCGGTACGAAGCTGCCACGCGTGAGAGCAATTGACAACATATAAATTCGGGTTGACAATCAACCCACAACCTACCAATGGGTTTTCATTGGGTTAATTCGTAGGGATACCTATGTCGGAAGTGCAAGAACGAGTGGCCGCTAACGTGGTCACAAGTGAAAATTTAGCGGAATTCACAGCCCAGAAACTTGGTCTAGTTGATCCAGCGCCAGCGGAACCCGTGGCGGCTACTGAAGCCGAGCCGGACACCGTTGCCGATCAGAGTGGACAAGAAAATGGAGAGGATGACGCGACAGCAACAGAGGAACAAAAGGAGCGCAAGCCCAATCCGAAGTTGGAACGGCGGTTTTCGGAGATCACAAAGCAGCGCGAAGCGGCCCGCGAGGAAGCCCGCTTAGAGCGTCAGCGGCGTGAGGAACTGGAAGCCAGGCTGAGGGACTACGAAGCCAAAGCAAACCCGCAACCAGCGCAAGCTGAAGCGGAGGATTTGGGCGAGGAACCGAAGCCGGAACAATTCAGCGATATGTTTGAATACGCGAAAGCGTTGGCCGAATATACCGCTGACAAGAAGTTGGCAGAACGGGATCAGGAAGAACGGAACCGCAAGGCCGCGGCAGAACAGGAAGCGAAATTCAAAGCCTGGGCTGACCGTGTGAACGCAGTGAAGTCTGAAATGCCCGATTTCGACGACATGGTGCAGTCGAGCGACGTGCGCGTAAGCGACCCGGTGCGCGATGCAATCATGGAATCGGATCACGGCCCCAGGATTTTGTACCACTTGGCTGAAAATACCGAGTTGGCGAAAAAACTGGCCGAAATGTCAGCAGTGTCCGCTGTCCGCGAGATTGGAAAAATTGAAGCCCGCTTTGAGCGAGATTCAAAAGCAAGCGCCCCGGAAGTGAAACCTGTTGTTGGAAAGTCAAAAGCGCCAGCGCCGATTTCGCCGCTGCGTGGTGCAGTCAACACGGTTGACGCGGGCCTGGATGCCGACGGCAATTTCCATGGCACGTATCAGCAGTGGAAAGCCGCCCGCGCTGCCAAGCGTATCCGCTGACAATTTAACCCTTTTCAAAGGAACCCAAAATGTCCAACAATTTGCTTACCATTAGCAAGATCACCAACGAAGCGTTGATGGTCTTGGAAAACGAACTGACCTTCACCAGCGAAGTCAATCGCGAGTATGACGACCAGTTTGCCGTGGTTGGCGCCAAGATCGGCAACACCCTGAACGTTCGCCGTCCTGGTCGCTTTATCGGCACTACCGGCCCCGCCCTGAACGTTGAAGACTTCAACGAAACCAGCGTCCCCGTGACCCTTTCGACGCAATTCCACGTCGATACCCAATTCACGACCCAAGACCTGGCCCTTTCGCTTGATATGTTCAGCGACCGTGTGCTCAAGCCCGCCATTGCCGCCATTGCCAACAAGATCGATTTCGACGGTCTGACCATGGCGAAAAACGCAACCGCCAACATCGTTGGCACGGCTGGCACGCCCCCGACTGGCCTGATTACGTACCTGACCGCCCAGGCTTACCTGGACAGCGAAGGTGCGCCCCGCGACGGTCGCCGTTCGTGCATCATCGAGCCGTTCACCAGCGCCACCATCGTTGACAGCCTGAAAGGTCTGTTCAACCCCCAGAGCCAAGTGAGCCAGCAGTACCAAAAAGGTCTGATGGGTCGCGATTCTGGCGGCATGAACTGGAAGATGGATCAGAACGTTGTGAACCAAACTTTTGGTTCCTACTCTGACACCCTGTCCACCAACACCGCAACCTTCACTGGTTCGCTGACCACTGGTTGGGCTTCCACTTCCACGATCACCCTGGTGTCGTCTGCCGGTACTGCCGCCCTGAAACAAGGCGACGTTATCCAGATCGCTGGCGTGTTCGCTGTCAACCCGCAGAACCGCGCCGCCTACGGTTCGGGCAAGCTGCGCAACTTCGTGGTGACTTCCAACGTGACCGTGGCTTCCGGTGGCGGCACTGCCGTGACCGTTTCGCCCGCGATCATCACTGGCGGTCAATTCCAGAACGTCGTGGTGACCAGCACCAGCAGCACTGCCGTTGTGACCCCGTTCAACAAGACCGGCGCCACTTCGCCGCAGAACATCGTGATGCACCGCAATGCCTTCACGCTGGCCACTGCCGACCTGGAACTGCCTGACGGTGTGCATTTCGCTGGCCGCGCTTCCGACAAGGAACTTGGCCTGTCGATCCGCGTGGTTCGTCAGTACACGATCAACAACGACAGCATCCCGACCCGTCTGGATGTGCTGTACGGTTGGGCGCCGCTGTACCCTGAACTGGCTTGCCGCGTTGCAGCCTAATTGAAATGGGGGGCTAATCACCCCCCTTCACCAACTTTTTAGGAGAACATCATGGCAAATCCTGGGCCAGCATCTACTCAAACCCCCGTCCAACTTTTCAACGGTGACGCAGCCGACGGTATCGTTATCGGCGGTTCCGCATCGAAACTGGTGGGCTTTCACGGCGTCGCAGCCACTGTGCAAGGCAACGCTATTACCAACCTTGGTAACAGCGCATCCGGCACTGAGATTGCAACCGCTGTGAACGCAATCATCACGTTGCTGGAAACCAAAGGTCTGATCGCCCCCAACTGAGGATGGCGAAACCTTGAGAGAAGCCGCCCCCAAAAGGGGTGGCTTTTCTGTTTTGAAACCCTATAATTTCCCATGAAAGGGGAACAATATGCTGCCAAGTTTTAGGCCCAATGGGCCGACGTATCGGATCACCGTGCCGTCTTCCGCGTCGAGCGCCCTGGCCATCGAACCCACTACCAACGTCGAAAACAACTACGTCGGGCTGGTCAACACCGGCACGGCATCGGTCGTTGTTTCCCTTGGGCTGACCGCGGCTGATACCGCTGCGCCCGCTGTGCCTAGCACTGGCGCATCGACGCCTGGCATTGTGCTGCCGCCGAGCATGAACTACCCCATCGTAGTTCCAGCCCCCCGCAACACGTTTTACATCCGCATCATCGGTACGGCTGCAAACGGCGAATGCTTTGTGACGCCCTTGGCCGCGGGGTAAACCATGGCCAACCAGGTCGCCAGCAAACAGACCACCAACATTGTTCCGGTTCAAGGGGTCTTTGACCCCGAACCGACATTCGCCATCCAATACTTTGTTGGCCCTGCCGGAACGCCGTTTTTTGCGCCGATCAGCCCCAATCAGTCCGGGCTGGCGATCACCAACAGCACGATTGACAGCACGGTCATCGGCGGCAATTCGCCAGCCGCGGCGTATTTCACGACCGCCCAGGTAGCCGCATCCCCGACGGCTGACGCCGACGTGGCCAACAAGGCTTATGTCGATTCCGTCGCCCAGGGGCTGGATATCAAAGCGTCGTGCCTGTACACGACCACAGGCATCATCACGCTGGCGGGCCTGGCTACGCAAGCGGGTGGCGATTGGCCATCCACGCTGACCGCGGGCGACCGCATCCTGGTCAAGAATCAAGCCAACGCAGCGCAGAACGGCATTTACGCAGCCAGCGCCAGCGGTTGGACGCGCACCGCCGACATGAACAACTGGTCGGAAGTGCCTGGCGCGTTCACGTTCATCGAAGACGGCGTGACCCTTTCGTCTACCGGATGGGTGACCACCGCGGGATCGACCGGCACGATTGGCGTGACGGCCATGCCCTGGACGCAGTTTTCGGGCGCGGGAACGTACACCGCGGGCAACGGGCTGCAACTGTTGTCGAACCAGTTTTCCGTCAAACTGAACGGAACCAGCCTGGACGCCAGCGCCAGCGGATTGCAGATTTCCACCACCTGGCCAGGCCAGACCAGCATCACGACCCTGGGCACGATTTCCACGGGCACATGGGCGGCGACCGACGTTGCGGTGCTGCATGGCGGCACGGGCGCGTCAGACGCAGCCGGAGCCAGGGCGAATCTGTCCGCGGCTGTCCTGGGCGCGAACAACGACATTACAAGTATGTCGGCCATCACGGGCGGCATCGCCACGCCGTCCTACATCGACTTCAACCACACGCAAAGCCCGCTGCCGACCAACACCACGGCGCGGCTGTACTACGACAGCACCGACCAATTCCAGACCCTTGCCTTCCAAATGAACGGCAACGTGGTGCAAAAAATCGGCGAAGAACAGTTTTACCGGGTCAAGTGCCAAGGCGCCATCACCAAAGGCCAAGTCGTGGCATTTGCGGGTACGTTGGGCGCGTCTGGTGGTCTGGTGGGCAAAGCAGCCACCGGCCTTACACCGACGCAAGGCCAATACATCCTGGGCTTGGCCACCGAAAGTGGCGCCAACAACGATTGGATTTTCGTCGTGTGCTTTGGCGAGGTGAGGAACATCAACACCACGGGTGGCGCGGAAGCCTGGGCACAGGGCGACGAACTGTATTACAACCCCGCTGTTACTGGTGGACTGACCAAAAACAAGCCCGCGATCCCGAATGCGATTGTGCTGGTGGCCGCGGTGGTCAACGTTGGGTCGAGCAACGGCATTCTATTCGTGCGCCCGACCTACGGGTCGCTTTTGGGCGGCACTGACGGCAACGTTCAATTCACCACCCTGAACAACCTGGACGTTATCCAATATGACAGCACTGCCCAATACTGGAAAAACGTCGCGGCCAGCACCCTGTCTGTCAGCTACGCAGCCACAGCGGGATCAGCGGGAAGCGCCACCACAGCGACCACGGCCACAAACCTTGCTGGCGGGGCCGCGGGAAGTGTCCCGTACCAAACAGGTTCCGGCGCTACTACGTTCTTGGGCCTTGGAACATCCACATTCATCCTGACCGCGGGCGCGACTGCCCCGGCTTGGACTGATCCGGCCAGCATCACGGTAGGCAGCGCCAGCACGGCCACCAGCGCGACCACAGCGACGAATTTGGCCGGTGGTGCAGCCGCCAGTATTCCCTACCAGTCCGCGACCGGCACGACCGCATTCCTGGCGTCTGCGGCGGGTGATTCGGGCAAGGTCTTGCAATCGAACGGAACCAGCGCCCCGTCTTGGGTGACGCCCGTGGCCTATGCGACGGTTACCGACGACACGACCACCAACGGAACCAGGTATCCGCTGTTCGCCAACCAAACGTCGGGCAGTCTGACCACGGTGTTTGCGGCGTCCACCAAATACCAATTCAACCCATCGACAGGCATCCTGACGGCCACCGGGTTTTCTGGGCTTGGGTCGGGCCTGACGGGTCTGCCCGCGGGAGAGTTGACCGGCACGATTCCTTCGACCGTCCTGGGCAATTCATCATTGCACATCGGCACAACCACCATTGCCTTAAACCGCGCCAGCGCCAGCCAAAGCCTGACCGGCGTTTCCATTGATGGAAGCGCGGGCAGTGCCGCAAGTGCAACAAACGCAACAAACGCGGCCAACATCGCAATCACGGATGACACCACCACGAACGCGGATGAATATCTGGTTTGGGTGAGCAACAGCACAGGAAACTTGCCCGCTTATGTGTCATCGACTAAACTGAAATTCAATCCATCGACCGGCGTTTTGACCGCAACAGGTGGAACCGGCGGGGGCACATTCTGATGAATACGACCTGGAAAATTCTAGGCATCAAAGCGGATGGTGATTTAATTACCGAAGCCAAGTATTTCGCCCGTCTTGAAAATCAGTTTGCCGCGGTCGAAACCGAAGGCAACTGGTTTTTTCGTGAACCTAAAATGAACGTGCCGTTTGACCAGGTGACGCAAGACATGATTGTGGGCTGGATCAAGGCTGAAACCATGGCCGACGGCAAAAACATGATCGAAGCCCGCCTGGCTGAACAAATGGTTAACGTGGTGGAGCAGCAAGACCGCCCATTACCTTGGGCGCCCCAGGTGTTCACCCCAAATTTTGAGGAATAACTATGACTGTCAGCCTTTCCCCTTTTTATGGCGTTGCGGGTCAACTGTTCAACGACAACGGCGATCCGTTGGCTGGCGGCAGAATTGAAACATACCTAGCCGGTAGCAACACCAACGCCACCACCTACACGACCAGCGCGGGCAACATCGCGCATTCCAATCCGATTGTTTTGAACGGTGCTGGCCGTGTGCCTTCCGGCGAAATTTGGCTGACCAGCGGCATATCCTACAAATTCGTTGTCAAAGATTCGACCGGCGCTTTGATCGGTACTTTTGACAACGTAAAGGGCATCAACCAAAGTGTGTTCACAAACATTGTGAATTACAACGGCGATGGCGTCACCACCGCTTTCACGCTACCCGTCGCGCCCTTGTCTGAGAACTTCATCAACGTGTTTATCAACGGGGTGTACCAATTCAAAAACACGTTTTCTATCACTGGTGGAACCACGTTGCTGTTTTCTGAAGCGCCGCCCGATGATGGAAAAATTGAAGTGGAGTATTGAACATGGCGCAAACAGGGTTCACCCCACTTTTGATTTACAGCAGCAGCACGGGCGGCAGTGCGCCCGCGGCTGGAAATTTGACCAACAGTACATTGGGATCAGAACTTGCCATCAACATCACCGATGGCAAACTGTTCTACAAAGACAACGCAAACGCCGTACAGGTCATCGCCTGGAAAACCACGCCGACCACCGCGGGGGGAACGGGTCTGACCAGCTATACGGCGGGCGATTTGTTGTATTACGTCAGTGGAACAACCCTGACAAAATTGGGCATTGGTGCAAGTGGCCGTTATTTGTCGAGCAGTGGCAGCGCCCCGCAATGGTCTGCGCCCGCCGCGTTGACCAAAACTGATGACACCAACGTCACGCTGACATTGGGCGGCAGCGCCAGCACGGCATTGCTTAACGCTGCATCGTTGACCTTGGGCTGGACTGGAACTTTGGCTGTATCGCGTGGCGGTACTGGCACTGGAACCGCTGGCATCACGGCATTCAACAACATCACGGGCTACACGGCTTCAGGCGCAACGGGAACCACCAGCACGAACCTGGTGTTTTCAACTAGCCCAAGCATCACAACGCCCACGCTTGTTGGTGATGTAACCATGTCCACCGGCAATTTGATTGTCGGCACATCGGGCAAAGGCATCGACTTTTCCGCTACACCAGGCACTGGCACAAGCGAATTGTTGGATGATTACGAAGAAGGAACATGGACACCAACGCTGTCTGGTGATGGCGGGTCTGCGGGGTCAATTGCGTTCACATCGGCCGGCACGTACACAAAGGTTGGTCAGTTGGTGCAAGTCGGCGGTTTTATTTCTTTGTCGGCATTGGGTTCGTATACAGGGCGAGTGCGGATTGGCGGCTTGCCGTTTTCGTCTAACGTCACGGCTTATTCGGCATCTTGGGGGTCTGGTTTCTTTCAGAATATCAATGCTGGATTTACGTACATGACGATCACCCCGCAGATTGGCAGCGTGTCATTTACGGAAGTTTTGTTTTCTGGTTCCATATCCGGGTCTGGTGGTGTTTCATTGAATTGGACTGAAATGACTTCAACAACTGCGATCAGTTTCACAATCACCTACCGGACAAATTCATAAGGATTCAAAAATGGCATTGACAAAAGTAACGCAATCAATGATCGAATTGCCGATTCTTTCGACGGCAGTTAACGGCGTTTCAATCAGTGTTCTGGATTACGCGCATTTGGCTGAAGTGGTCACCGCGAAAGACCCAAGCGATCCTGCTAGCCACTTGCTAACGTCGTTTTTGTCGTGGCGCAAACCAATTCAGGCCGCGCTTGATGCCGCTTATGACGCTGGTGGTGGGTCTGTTGTTTTGTCGAAAAACACTGTGCCCTACTACTTGGATGACTTCATCACGGTTAAGGACAATACATCCTTCATTTGTGAGGATTGGCTGATCCTGGCTGACTACACCAGTGTTGGTGGATCGTTTGGGGCAAACGGCAGCAACATCTATGTCGAAAACTTGATGCTGGACAATTCCAACATCTACGCCGGTGGGTCTGGTCAAAACGGCATTGGCGCTGGCGCTGGCGCTTCCGGTGTTGGTAAGAACATCAAGTTTTCTGGCGGCATCGTAAAAAACTGCGCCGCTGGTTTTGGCGGAACACCCGCAACTTTCACCGCTGGTTCATTCATTCCCGGACTTGAATTCCAAATCAAATCCATCGGGACAACCGACTTCACCTTGATCGGTGCTGCATCTAACACCGTTGGTGAGTTTTTCACTGCGACTGGTGTTGGCACTGGCACTGGCGAGGCTTATCTGTATGGTGATGGGGGCAAGGGCGTCCAAATTGAGCCGGGTGACGGTGAGGCGATTGTTATTGATGGCATGACCTTCAGCAACTGTTTCATGGCCATGTCCACGATCCGTGACTTTGGAACCGTGGACGATTATTACGGCATCGTGTACAGCAACATCACCGCTGACAACTGCCGCATTCTGTTTTTTGTCCGACAAGCCAACGGCGCACAAAGTCAAACCGGCTTGAAACACACGGTACAGCTAAACAACTTCTATGCGGTCAACTGCGGCGCGTTTGAAGGCGTAATTCAACTTTCCCGCGCATCGAACGTCATGGTAAGCAACGGTGTGGTGGTGGTTGATCCTGGAACGTCGCCCACCCCGCTGATTCGCGGCAACCATGCAAACTGTGTGTTCACCAATATCGGATGGTATGGTGATACAAACACTTGTGTGAGCCTTGATCCTAGTTCTTACGCCCAAGACACAAGCCAGCCGAACGAAAACAACCGTTACGACATTGATGTATGGGGCCAGGTCAACACATTTGCGGATGCAAACGCTTCTACCGCATACCCCACGCTAAATGCGTGTACGGGCAACGTTTCTTTTCGTTTGCCGCCCGCAGTTGCATTTTTTGGGTACGAGTTGCGAAACGGAACGTCCACGTTCACCATGAGTTGCAACACAGGGCCGTTTGGCAATTCCAAAATTGTCCAAGCGCAGACCAGTCTGAACTTCTATCAAAGTGGGCAACCTGCCACGTTTGAAGGGTTTGAGGTTGGAACGTACAACCAAATTCCATACGCTGCCGCCGCCCCAACGACGGGAACGCATTTTTTTGGAAAGATCATCTACAACAACGCCCCAACTCCAGGTGGTTTTGTGGGATGGGTTTGCACAACAGCGGGGACTTTCGGCACGTATTCCGAAGGGCGAACCGTTACGTCTACTGGAAGCGGCGTGGTTACCCTTAGCAGTGCTTCTGCGGTGTTGCAAGTGGGAATGTATCTGACAATCAACAGCGTCGCTGCTGGCAAAATTTTGTCCATTTCCGGGACAACAATGGTAATGTCTTCTGCGGTTGGTGCTGGCAGTGGTTTGTCAATTGCTTACAGCACCCCTGTTTACAAAACTTTTGGCGCAGTTTCAGTATAAGGATCAAATCATGGCACTAGAAAAAACAGAATTGGTTGACCTGATTGAAGTTGTAGCCGATGGCTGCGTTCAGGTTCGCGTAAAAACATCCGTTCACGATGACGGCATGGAAATCGGAACATCATTCAAACGTTACATTGTTGTGCCTGGCGAGGATTACAGCAGCCAGCCGCAGCGGGTTCAAGCAATTTGCGCTGCGGTGCATACGGCTGAATTGATTGCTGCCTACAAGGCCGCACAGGCGAAAGCAGAGGTCTAACATGACCACGCCATACGACATCATCACCCGCGCCATGAAAGACATTGGCGCGTTGGCCAGCGGCGAGAACCCGACAGCAGACGAAGCCCAAGACGGGCTGGATATGCTGAATGACATGATCGCGCAATGGTCAAACGAGAACATGATGGTGTTCTATCGCACCGAAATCATTTTCCCGTGTGTACAAAACCAAATCCAGTACACCCTTGGCCCTGGTGGCAACGTATCAGCGCGGTTTACAGGTTCGATCAGCGGCACAACTTTGACCGTTCCGAACGATGGTGTTTTGCGCGGTGCGATCACCATGGGGATGACATTGACCGGCCCCGGTGTGCTGCCTGGCACGACCATTGTGGGCTTTGGAACTGGCGCCGGTGGCAACGTTAACGAAGGCGGCACATACACCGTCAGCCGCGTTCATACGACGCCCGTGGTGCTGCAAATCATCGACGCCTACTATGAGCGCCCGCTGACCATTGAAAGCGCGTTTGTGCGCGTTACAACCACATCCAACGGTGTGCCCATTTACGGTGGTGGCCTGGATTACCCCATTGCCATTTTGAGCCTTGAGGAATACGAATCCATCGGCCTGAAGTCATTGAACGGCCCGTGGCCCAAGTCGGTCTATTACCAGCCGTCCGAACAGTTGGGCACGGTCTACGTGTGGCCGAACCCTGCCCAGGGTGAAATGCACCTGTTCACACAGACCATTTTCCGCGTGTTCGGCGACCTATACGGCGACATTCAATTCCCGCAGGGCTACAACATGGCGCTGCGCTGGTGTCTGGCTGAACGCCTGATGCCAATGTTCGGCAAGGTCAACCAGGTGCAGGTTGGCCAGATTACCGCCTACGCCGCCCAAGCCAAAGCTACGATCAAACGAACCAACATGAAGCCGCCGCAAGTGTCGAAGTATCCTGACGTGCTGATGACAGGTCGGCCAAAGGATGCGGCGTTCATCCTTGACGGGGGATTCAACTGATGCCTGATTTTGGCTTTGTCGGTGCGTCCTACACCACCAGGTCTATCTACCAGGATGCCCAGGAGTGCATCAACTTTTACCCCGAAATCGACCCGACTAAACAGCCTGGCGAACGGGGTATCGTTGCGCTGTACCCTACGCCTGGGCTGGTGACCGAAATTACATTCCCGATCACCGCGGAAGTGCGCGGGATGCGGGCATTGTCTGGTCTTCAATACGCCATCGCCGTGTGCGGCAATCGCGTATATCGAATTGATACCAGTTTTGCCTACACGCAAGTCGGCACGTTGACCACTAGCACAGGGCCGGTTTCGATCACCGACAACCAAATGACCAGCGGCGGGCTGACAGCCTACATCGTTGACGGCGTGAACCGCTATTACTACGTGGTTAGCACAAACACGTTTACCACGCTGCCGCCAAGTGATGGCCCGTGGCAAGGCGCATCGGTAACTGACACATACGATGGATATGTGCTGTATAACCAGGTCGGGACGCAAAACTGGTCATCCACTGACCTGGATTCGCCACTGTCCACGCAAGCCTGGTTCGGCACAAAGAACGGGTCGCCCGACCCCATCGTGTCGCTGATCGCTGACCACCGCCAGGTCTTCCTGTTGGGCGAAGTCACCACCGAAGTGTGGGTCGATGTGGGAAGTCAGATTTCCGGCTTGCTGACATTCCCCTTCCAGCGGATTTCGGGCACATCGTCGCAGAACGGCTGCGGCGCGGCGTTTTCCGTGGCCCGCTTTGCCGAAACGTTCATGTTCCTGTCGCGGGACACCTTGGGCACGGCCACCATCGGCCAAATGGTCGGCTATGAATACAAGCGCCTGTCCACCCACGCCGTCGAAAACAGCCTGGTCGGCATCGACGTAACAGACGCCCGCGCCTGGTCTTACCAGGTCGAAGGCCACGAGTTTTACGTCATCACGTTCCCCAACGCTGACCTGACCTGGGTTTATGACCTGGCCACGCAACAATGGCACAAATGGCTGTATTGGAATTCAACCACGGCCACATATCACCGTCACCGCGCCAATTGTGGCATCGCGTTCGCCAACAAAAACCTGGTGGGGGATTGGGAAAACGGCAAGATTTACAGCCTGGACTTTGACCAATACACCGACGCTGGCGCCCCGATCCGTCGGCTGCGCCGCGCCCCGCACATTACGACAGACTTACAACGCCAGTATTTCGAGGAATTCCAAATCCAATTCCAGCCTGGTGTTGGTTTGGCAAATGGCCAAGGCGAAAATCCCCAGGCTATGCTGCGCTGGTCAAATGACGGCGGGTCTACCTGGTCGAACGAACATTGGGTGGGCATCGGTCGCCAGGGCAACTACACGAACCGCGCTATCTGGCGCCGCTTGGGCTGGTCGCGTGACCGCATCTTTGAAGTTGCCCTGACTGATCCTGTCAAGGCCGTGATTGTTTCCGCGAACCTGAAGGCTTCCGCGGGGGATAACTGATGGCGACAGTCACGAATATCCGGTTTCCTGTTTCGCCGTTCATCGACCCGGCAACCGGGAGGCCGTCCCGTGAATGGATCATTTGGCTGCAAAACCCCCAAGTGGTGAGCCAGACGGTCAACTATCAGATCATCAATGGCGGTCAAATCAACAATACCGTCATCGGGAATGTGACGCCAGCGCAAGGCACGTTTACACTGTTGACTGCAACAACAGGCATCGGTGGGGGCACATTTTGAACGTTAGACCAGCAACAGCGGCAGACCTGGACAGGTACATCGAACTATTGGCCGATTTTCACGCCGCGTCCCCGATGAAAGGGGTTGCTGACTTTGACCCGCCGAAAACCCGTGCATTTTTGGCCGCATCATTGGAAAATAGCAACATTCTTTTGCTGGTCGGTGAACTGGACGGCGAAATTGTTGGCGTGACTTCGTGTTTGCTGTACCCCCTTTATTTCAGCCCCGACTACCAGGTGGCGCAAGAATTGTGGTGGTGGCTTACACCCGCAGCCAGGGGCAGCGGTATCGGTCAGGCAATGTTCAAGTCAATTGAAACTTGGGCACAGAATAAAAACGCAAGGGCGCTGTTTATGATTGCTTTGGAAGATGAACGCGCAGCAGCGATGGAAAAAGTTTACTTTCGGGCTGGCTTCAGGCCGCTTGAAAGAACGTTCATTAAGGAGTTTTGAATATGGCAATCGGAACCGGAACCGCGTTATTGCTAGGTGCTGGCGCTGGCCTACTTGGCGCTGGAATGCAATCGAGCGCGGCGAAATCTGCCGCGGGTATGCAAGCGGGCGCGACGCAATACGCTGCGGATCAGCAGCGGGAAATGTTCAACATCATCAACGAGCAGCAAAAGCCGTACCGCGAAGCCGGTTATGGTGCGCTGACCCGCATTGGTGAATTGCTGCCTGGCCTGACAAAGCCGGTTTCCCGCGAGGAAATTTTGGGTTTGCCTGGCTACCAGTTTGCGATTGAGCAGGGCACAGGCGCAGCCCGGCAAGGCTTCAACGTCGGTTCGCCTGGTTCCAACGTGGATCGCGCCGCACAAAAGTTTGCGACCGATTACACGCTGTCCACGGCCATGCCGCAGGTCATCGCGCAGCGCCAGAACATCTACAACACCTTGGCGGGCATCGCTGGCATCGGCCAGACCGCACAGACGCAAACCAACGCAGCCGGAACCGCGGCAGCGGGCAACATTGGCCAGGCTGCAATCGGTGGCGCAACCGCCTTGGGCGCTGGCCAGGTCGGCGCGGCGAACGCCTATGCGGGGGCATTCGGCAACATGGGCAACAGTGCGCTGATGTATTCGCTGTTGAATCGTCCGGCAACCGTGCCCCCAATCGTGCCCGTGGCGTAAGGAGGAAACATGGCAGACCTAAGCGTTACCCCTGTCGCAAGCCAGATCAAACCCGTCCCCGGCATGAGCCTGGGCGAAATGGTGAATTTTGCCCGCGGCGTTCAAGACTATCGGCAAGGCGAAATCAGCCTGTCGCTTGAGCAGCAAAAAGAACGTGAGCGCAACGCCATCACCGAATTTTTGAAGCGCCCGGAAAACTTCCAGACGGAAGGCCGCGTCGATATCAACAAGCTGAACGCTGAGATTCCCAAGATCGCGCCGCTGACTGGCGCCGACTGGATGAGCAAATACACGACCCTGGGCAACGCGCAAACGCAAGCCGTCCAGGCCGCGCAGAACCTGACGCAAAGCCAGCGCGAAATGATTGCGTCGCGCCTGTCTATCATGGGCCGCTTGGGCGTGAACGACAAACGCGCTTATGTGTCGGAACTGGATCAACTGGTTAAGGAAAACCCTAATAACCGCGAGTTGGCCAGCCTGGTCAACGCGTACAAAACCACCATTGACGTGCTGCCGGGTGACGCCAATCTGCCGTCGCTTGCCATTTCGGGCGCGAATTCGCTGTTGAACCCGCAAACCCAACAGCAACTGTTTGCCCCCCAATCTGGCACAGCCAGCACCGGCGCTGCGACCTTCCAAACCACTACCCGCCCATCGGTGGCTGGCGAGGCGCCGACCACGACCGTGGCGCAGCAGCCGCTGATTACGTCGCAACTTGGCCCTGGCAGTCGCGAAGTGCCCACCGGCCAGGTCGATATCAACAACAATCCGATTGTCAACGTGTTCGACGCCAATGGTCGGTTTGTTGGCCAACGCGCTGGCACGGGTACACCTGGCGCTGGCGAGTTGCCTGGCGCACAAATGCCGCGCCCTGTTTCCACGATGCCTGGCGCCCCCGCTGGCGCACCTGCCGCTGCCCCGGCAATGCCTGGCGCTGCCCCGATGGGCGGCACAGCCCCTGTCGCACGTTTGCGCCCCGGCGAAACGCCACAGACGTTGCAGCAAGCCAACGAACTGCGAACCAACAGCATGAACGCCGCGCAACAGGTTCCGTTGCAAACGTTCAACAACAACCAGATCATCAAGCTGGCCGATGACGTTATCACTGGTCGCGGCGCGAACTTTGTGGGCGCCCTGACTGGCGGTTATGCTGCGCTTCCGTTCACGACTGACAACGCCACCAACCTGAATCAGTTGGGCCATTACATGGCGCTGCAAACCGCGTCGCTGGCCAATTCGTCTGGCCTGGCTGGATCGGATGCTGCCCGTGCGGTGGCCGGTGAGATTTCGGGCACGACCAGTTGGACTGCGCCAGCAATCAAACAGACCGCCCGCGTCAACCGCGCACTGTCCACGGCCACAGACCTGTTCAACCAGGGCGTTCAAAACGCATTCAGCAAGTCAAACGACCCGTTCGCTGCCCGCGACTTCCAGAACAAGTGGTCGCAGACGGTGGATATCAACGCCGTTCGACTGTACGATGCCATGCGGAACAACGACAAGGAAGCGATCCGCGAAGTGGTTACCAAAGCCGGTGGCCCGAATTCCGCAGGATATAAGAGCCTGGTCAACAACATTACGAAAATCCAGCAACTTGTTAGGGGGCAGTGATGGCCGTCGATTTCCTAGACCCCACGCAAATTGACGCGGCGGTCGGTGACGCGTTTGGCATCAAACGCAAGCCAGCGCCAGCCGCCCCTGCCGCCACGCCCACAACCCCGGCCACGCCAGCGCCCATCCGCACCAACAATCCAGGCGCTTTGATGCCTGGCGGCAAGCTGGCCGAGTTTGGCAGCATGGAAGAAGGGCTGGCCGCGCTGGACAAAAATCTGCGCGGCTACAAAAAGAAGGGCATCAACACGCTGGAAGGCGTCATTTCGACCTGGGCGCCCCCTAACGAAAACGACACGAAGGCGTATATCGCCCACGTCGCCCGCGTGACAGGTCTTGACCCCAAGCAAGCCATCGACCTGGACAGCCCGCTGGTTCGCCAGCAATTAGCCGCTGGCATTGTGCAAATGGAAAGCGGTCGCAAGGCTGTGTTTGGCCATAGCGGTCAACCATCAAGCCAGACGCCTGGCCAGGCCAACGTCGAAGACTTTATGAAGCCCGAAGCGGTGGACGCCGCGGTGGCTGATGCATTTGGCGAAAAGCCAAAGCAAGGCAAAGTCGCCAGCAAGGTGACCGGCATTCTGCGTGGATCGGCTGCGCTGGCCGACACGGTGTTGGGCGTTGTTCCGTCCGTGGCTGGCATGGCCACCTATGCGGGCGCCCGTGCCATGGGCCAGACGCCAGAGCAAGCCAGCGCCACCCAGGCCAGGGTCACCGCACCGCTGCAACAGCCTGTTGGTCGCGCATTCGGCGTCACTGAAACGCCCGAGTACAAAGGCGAAGCCAGCCAGCGCATCATGCAATTCATCGGCGAGAACGTCGGCAAGGGTGCAGACTGGATCAGCCAGAAAACCGGGATGCCCAAGGCTGACGTTGAATACTACATGAACTTGGGCATGACCGCGGCGCCGTTCAGCAAGACGGTTCGCCGTGAAGCGGGCATGGTCACTGAAGCGGCAAAAACCGCCGGTGGCAAAGTGGTCGAAGCGGCCAAGCAAGTCACGCCCGCACCCGTGCAACGCGCCGTCGGTGCAACGGTCGAAGCCGTGGCGCCAGGAACCACCAGACCCGTTCCCAAGGCACCGACGTTGGGTATGCCTGGCCAACCCCCTGCCGCCCCCGCTGTCGTGCCGCCTACGCCCCCCATGGGCCGCGCAAGCGTTGGCGCTGCCGGTGTGCCGGATGCAAACATCGTGCGCCAGGCGCTGACCAGTGCCACGCCTGAATTCCAGCAGTTGTACGGCAATATGCCGCTGGATAAGGTGAACACGCCCGTGGTGCTGCGCCACCTGGAAGCCGACACACTGCCTGTTCCCGTGCGACTGACCAAAGGCCAAGCCACTGGCGATGTGGTGCAGTTGTCGAAGGAACAGAACTTGCGCGGAAGCCAGCCGGAATTCGCGCAACGGTTCAACCAGCAAAACCAGCAACTGGTCGAAAACGTGCCGTTGATCCGCGAGAAGTCCGCGCCGGATGTGTATGCCACCAAAACCATCGAATCCAGCCAGGCGCTGATCGACGCATACAAAGCCCTGGACGATACCCGCCGCACCGAAATCACCGCCGCATACAAGGCACTGGAAGACGCCAACGGTGGCCAATTCCCTGTTGACGGCGTGAGCCTGGCCACAAATGTCGAAAAGGCACTGAGCAAAAAGCTGAAGTCGGAGTTTCTGCCGTCCAGCATCAAGTCGCAACTGGATCGTTTCAAGTCCGGTGAGCCGATGACGTTTGAACAGTTTGAAGCCATGCGAACCAACCTGGCCGCGGAAATGCGGAAGGCTGATCGCAGCGGTGACGGCAACCTGAAGGCCGCAGCCAGCATCGCCATGGGCGAACTGGAAAAGCTGCCCATGTCGCCCCAGGCTGCAAACTTGAAGCCGCTGGCAGACCAGGCCCGCACACTGGCCAAAGCCCGATTCGACGCGCTGAAGAAAGACCCGGCATATCAAGCCGCGGTCACTGACGCCGTGCCCGCTGACAAGTATTTCAACAAGTTTGTCATCAACGGCGTCAACAAAAACATCAACACGATGATCGACACGTTGGGCCGCGATTCTGTTGGCCACCAGCACATCAAAGCCGGGACGATCAATTACCTGTCAGACAAGGCGGGCATCATCGACGGCAAGGGCAATTTCAGCCAGGCCAACTACAACAAGGCTTTAAAGCAACTGGATGACGTGAACAACTTTGGGGCCATTTTTGATCCTGAAAGCCAGTTGCAACTGCGAACCCTGGGCAACGTGGCCGCGTACACGCAATTCCAGCCCCGTGGTTCGTTTGTGAACAATTCCAACACCCTGGTGGGTTACCTGGCCAACAAAGCCGCTGGCGGCGCTGAACAGGTCGGAAACGTGATTGGATTGAAGACTGTTGGGTATCCGCTTGGCAGCGAGGCGCGTCGCGTCATTCGTGCGTCGCGGGAACGAAAGGAAGCGGCTGAAGCCCTACGGCCAGGGGCTGGCAGCACGTTGGGTGAAATCAGCAAAAAGGGGCAGTGATGGCGCAGTTTGAGGAACCGACAATCGATCCGGTGAAGTATGGCCAGTTGTGGGAAAAAGTCCAGAACTACGAACGCCGCTTCGACGAAATGGAAAAAAAGATGGACAAGATGGAAGGCAACCTGGAAAAGCTGGTCGCCCTTGCCAACCAGGGCCGCGGTGGCTTTTGGGCTGGCATGGCCCTGGTGTCGGCTGCATCCAGCGCCATCGGCTATATGTCCAGCTACTTTCACAAGTGAGGAAATATGGACGAACAACAATCAATTGCCATCATTAAGGCCCAGGCCGAAATTGAACTGCAACGCCTGGAAGCCCAAAGCCCTGCAAAAGATGTGGCGGGCCGTGCTATTGGCAAAAACGGCCTGTTTTACATCACACTGATCGTGGCAATTGGTGTTGCGTCCAGCCTGGTGCTAGATAAGGACAAGATCGCCGCCGTGATGGGTCTTTTGGGCGCATCGTTGACCGCGCTGATTTCCATGTTGAATGGTATTGCCGGAACTGCGCCAAAACAAGAGCGCCCAGAATTTGAAGTCATCAAAGACTTGATCGCAAAACTGGATCGCTTGGATCGCAAAGAACAACCCATGAAGGTTACAGTCGAGGGCGAAAAGGTCACCGTGTCAAAAGGCGATGACCAGATCACCGCATCGAAGGGATAAGCCATGATCGGACTGGATGCATTGTTGAATGTCGGTGGCAAGCTGATCGACAAACTGATTCCCGACCCTGAAGCCAAAGCCAAAGCCCAACTGGATTTGGCCAAGATGGCCCAGGACGGCGAACTGGCCAAGATGGCCAACGACACCAAACTGTTTGAAACAGAAATGGGCAACGTGTCGGATCGCTGGAAAGCCGACATGAATTCCGATTCGTGGCTGTCAAAGAACATCCGGCCCATGGCGCTGATCGCCATTTTTGTGGCTTATTTCGTGTTCACCATGATGAGCGCATTCGGATACAGCGCCCAGGAATCCTACGTGCAACTGTTGGGGCAGTGGGGCCAGATCATTTTCCTGGCGTATTTTGGTGGCCGCACCGTTGAAAAGCTGGCCGACATGAGGGCCAAAAAATGAACATCACGCCGCATTTCACCCTGGAAGAATTGACCGCCAGCGAAACCGCAGAACGCAACGGGTGGGACAACACCCCAAGCGAAGCGGAAATGGAAAATCTGAAGCGCCTGGCCGATATGCTGGAACAAGTCAAGGTGGTGCTGAAAGGCAAGCCCATCATGGTCAACAGCGCATACCGCAGCAAACTGGTCAACGACGCCGTTGGATCGCGTGACAGCAGCCAGCACCGTATCGGCTGCGCTGCCGACATTCGTGTGCCTGGAATGACGCCTGATGAAGTTTGCCGCGCCGTGATTGCCAGCGGCATTGCCTACGATCAGATCATCCGCGAATTTGATCGCTGGACGCATATCAGCGTCCCGAACACCGATTCAACCACGCCGCGCAAGCAAGCCCTGATTATCGACAGGGCCGGAACCAGGCCGTTCGTTTAACGTTTCTTGCGCCGAATGAAGGCCGCAAACGACGCCGCGGTGTCGCCCAGGCTTTTCATTTGGTCGAATTCGTGCGCGATTTCTTCCAGCACCTGGTTGCGGATCGCCAGGCTTTTGCATTCGTCCGGCGTTTCGCATTTGGTCGCGTAGCAGAACGGACAGACCCAATCGGTCTTTTCTGTTTCCAGTCGCTGGTTTCGCGCCCGCAGCAACTTGTTTTCGTATTCCAATTCGGCGACCAGCATATCCAATTCCGCTTCCGTCTTGTTCATAGTTTGATGGCGTTGAGGTTGAAGTTATCGGCCATGACTTCCGCATAGTCAAAATGACGGCCAAAGCAATCCCTGAACGAAACGCATTCGTCCGACCACGCTTCCACCTGGTTGTTGTAGATGAAAGCCTTTTTGGGCACGGTAATGGTTCCGCACAGAAAGTGCAAGCCCTTGGGCGTCACGCGCCAGAACCCGTCCGACCGCTTGGCCGTGTCGGTGTTCCCGCCGTGTTCGATCAGCCCCCACTTGGCCATCGTCGTGTAGTTTTTGCCGCGCAGCATCCAGGCCGGTGCAATCGGCGGCACGTCCACCCACCCGTCACCGTCACACGGCGCCCTGGACAGCCATAGAAGCGCCAGGGCGTGTGTTTCAGTGATGGAAAAGGGCGATATCTTGCCCCACTTCCCGCAGCAGGGGCAGTGGCCCCCGTCGCCTTCAATGGTGGTGCGCCAGTTGGCCTTCAACTGCGCCAGGTATTGTTCGGCGTCCCCGAAAAAATCCAACTGCATGGCGCCCCCTTATGTGAACCACAGGTAAAACCCGTGCAGTATCCCAATCGGGAAAAAGACAGCGCCAGCCAGCAGAAAGCCCCACATCCCACCCGCGAAACAGGTAAAGACATGGGTTAACCAGGCGAAGAAACAAGCCAAGCCAATGATGTAACCCATGGTGTCACCTATCAGGGAA